AGCAAATATATCATTTGCCTGTGGATTAAGTATCATTTCTTTTAATGGGTTGCATTGATCAAGATCACCCACGGATCCTGCAGCAATAAACATACCTGTAGTTATCATACCTGAAGACATTGCTGGTCTAATATACTCATATGTTTGATCCATCTTTGGTGCAATACCAGCCTCTTCATGAAAGAAGTAAGTACAAGGTCCACCTACACCTGTTGTAGCATTCTTTTCAAAAGATGCTCCTTGTATTTTAGACATAAGTCCTTTATTTGTTTTTCTATTATTTATTCTAACTTCTATCTTTTGCTCCCATAATAATACTTTCTCAGGTGTACATGGTCTATACCATGCGGTATGTTCATTAAGAAATGTCTTATATTCATCTAAAAACTTCCAAGAACCTTTATCATTAATATAATCTTTTAGTGATGCTCCCATCTTACATATAGATCCTTCTTCAAACCAAAATTGATTTATAAGTTTAGCCATATGAAAATATGATGATGCTATCTGTCTTTTCTTTAGAATAGCTGCATGTTTATAATTAAGTTCTGCTAGAAGCTCATATATAGCCATATGATATTGTGCATCTCTTACTTTAGCAAAGCCATACTTCTTTTCTTCTTTATCAAATATTGGTAAGAAGTTTAACCACATATAGTAGTCTCTTGTTAGATACCATGTTTCTTTTTTTCCTATGTAAATTACACCATCTCTACACTTTTTCTTTTGATCATTCCAATAATTTATAAAATCTTTAGATCTAAAAGGTTTATCACAATAATATCCCTGCTCATTAAAAATCTTAGCCTCTTTATTAAAGAGATAAGCAGTTTTATCAAAATTATATTGACCTGGCTCTTTAAATAAAACTACTACAAACTTTTTAAACTCATCTTGTGTCTTAAAATCTGTAGTAGTCCACTTATTATCTTTATATGTAGGTATAGATTTATACATCCTCTATAGCCCAAATATCTTGTTGCTTTAATAGAATATGTTCATCTCCCATATGAGATACTTTTACAGGTTGAATAAATTGATTAAATAGAACAACTTCACCTTCATGTATACCTTTAACATCATCTCCAATTGCTACAACTGTTCCTTTGTCTTCTGACTCTTGTGCTGTTTCTGGTATATAAATACCACTACTTGTTTTTTCTTCAGCTTTGTGTCTTATAATTAGGAGCCTGTCTCCTACTGGTCTTATACTTTTCATAGTTTTAAATTTATAATTGATCATATGCTAACCCTTGTCCACCGCGGACAGAGCTTTTTTGTTCATCTTTCATATCATTATATGCTCCTTTAAATGATTGTCTTATTTGGTCAAATTTAGCAGCAGTATTAACTAAAGATGTTAAATTACCGTCTCTACCATGTTCTATAGATGTAGTTTCCATATATCTTGCTAATCTATCTAACATTGTCTTAATACCTTTATATGCTCTATATGTAGGCGTTTGATATAGTTCTTTACAAGTATCTAAACCATGTCTTATTGGACCATCCTCTGGTGAATCCTCTAAACCTATTTCTTCTATAATCATATCTTCTTTTTCATGCTCAGGCATATTAAAAAATGGATTCATATCAGGATCAGGACATGTCATGTAAAATATATACTGATATATAGATAAATAAGTTTTAGGATATTTATCCATAATAGTCTTTAGAGACTTTAATGTATAGCAGTGTTCAGTAGGAACAACTTTGCCATTTTGTATGTCAAATAATTTTATTAGCATTGTGGATTATCTTTTAACCATTTAATTATACTTTGCACTTCATCTTTTAAATACTTTAATGTATATATTTTAATATCTTCTATTATAGGTTCACCTTGCTCATTCTTTTCTGTAATAGGATATCCATGTTCATTATCACCTATCTTTTTAAATTTTACATGTTGTATTTGTAATTTACCTATTTTTAGTTTAGGATTATGCTTTTTTATTATATAAGCATATAAACTTAACTGTAAATTATAATGATTAAGATTACAATCATCTAAGTGACTTACAGGATTATACATTTTAGATGTTATACCTTCCCAGTTAGTAAATCCTTTTTCCTTTATTTCTTTATTAGTTTTATAATCAATAATATGTATTTGATTATTAACTATGGTTACTAAATCTGCTTGACCGCATATACCTAAAGATTTAAGATAAACAAAATGTTCTGGATATACACCATCAGAAACTTTTTGATCCGGTGCAATCTTTGTACCGCTACCATCTACTATAGGTCTAACAATAGGAACAACTACCCCATCTCTTTCTATAGTTTTAAATTCACATAAGTTTTTTTCTCTTTGATCATGATACCAATTACCAAGTTCAATAGCTCTTTGAGATTCACCATCCCAAGCTGCTAGTATTTCTTTTGGTGTCATACCATGCCATTTAGATCTTTTGTTTTTAGATGATTTTTTTGCTTGTGCCTCAGCATCAAACTTAGGTTTAAATAAACCAACAAAAGATGTAACACTAGTCCATTTAATAGCATCTTTTGAAAGATCTTCATTTAAACTTTCATATATGTGACCATCCTCTTTAAATATTACTGTCATCTTTTCTAAGTTTTAAATTTTTACTCATTTGTTTTATTTTTTCATCATGCTCCTTTTTTTCATCTGCAATTATTTGTTGTTTAAGTAAATTTTCTATTGCACCTGGCATTACTGCTTTCCATCTACCTTTTGGACATGCTGATGATAAAGCTCTTAATTTTAAACTTAAACTACATCCACAATCAGAACAACAGGGCTGTGTTCCATTAACAGCACATGCTTTACCTGTCTTATCTAATAAAGGACATATTTTACATTCTTGCCATCTTAATTTAGCTACAGCTTCTACATCATCTTTTTTAAATACTTTATTCTTTACACCTTCAGTAATTTGTTTTATATTTCCTAATGCACCTAATAATTTACTTATTCTCATTTTTAAAATCCTTTTTTTGTTGTATTTTTTGATTTACTTCAAAAAGAGCTTTTTCCATTTGTTCTAACTTATTTTTTACAGCTACAGACTTTTCATAACCTTTATATGTAGTCTTTTGTAAATTACCTAATATATCTTTATTTCTCTTAATTGCTTTTTCAAGTTTATTTTTACGTAAACTAAATGTACCTAAATTAGGTAATATAATTTTACTTGATCTTAAATTAGATAAATTATCTCTAAACTTCTCATAGAAAAAATATACTAAATCTGCAACTACATCTTTATGTACATCTGCTTTTTCTGCTATTTCTTTATAAAATTGTTTACTCTTCTTGGGATTCAAAACTTAATATTTTATAATCTAATAAGATTGTTTCTTCTGTTTGTATATTCATAATAGGATTTATCTTTATAATCTTCTTATTCTTACCTTCTTTTACTATTAAGTTTTTCTTTTCTGCTTTTGATAAAGCATTTCTACATGATTGTGAACTTTTAAAAATGCCACTGCTAGATATATGCTCACAAAATTTAGTTAATTCAATAGAATTAAGTTTAGATAACTCTAATAAACAATTAAGATCTGACAAACTTATTTGTATATTATTTAAAAAGCAATAAGTAAGGATCTGATATTTTATTACCATATCCTTACTCATTCTTACTTTCTTGTCAACTTTATTAACTATAGCCATGAAGTAACAATATCTTTACTGTCTAGTAATGTATATGTAAAATTATTATTCCATGTATCTCTAGCTTTTCTACATATTTTCATAAATAATCTCCAATCATCATTAGAAGCTATCACTTGACAACCTGCTGACCATTTATCTACTTGACTAGATTTTTTACCAGCATATTTGGTTGCTCTATGAATGTTAATACCAAAAAGCCCTGTTTGCGTATTATTATCATCTAGATCATAATTATTATCCCTATTATTATCTCTATAGACTGTCATAGGATTTTGCTGACCAAGAGCTTCATATCTACCTTGATGTTTTCTAATCTTATGACTATGTCTATATTGACCTGGTTTTAGTACAGCAACTCCTTCTTTTCTCATTATGTTCTCAACCCAATGAGTACCTGGATCTGTTGTACAATCAAATGTATGAAATTTCCATATGCCATTTTCTTTGTAAGATAAAGTCATTAGATCATCAAATCTATTTGTAACTTTAAAACCTGTTGAAGAGTTTCTGATCCCAATTACGTTAAGATTATATTCACCTCTTGTGAAGTACTTATATTCTTTTTGTTTCATAGTCTCTTCTATTTGTTCTCTAGTATATTTCATGATTTTGCACGTTTTAAAGATCTTTTCATATCTTTCTTAATAGATTCTGCCATTTCCTTTCCGGATTTAGAAGCAGATTCAACAGAACTAAGATCTGGTTTTACATTCATAGTTGGAGAAGGTGTAGAAGGTGCAGCAGGCATATCATCATTACCTGGACCTGCCATACTTTGAGCAATAAACATTTGTGCCTGTAATCTTTCAGCACGTGTTTTTTCTATATCTCTTAAGAGACCTTCATATTCTAACTGAGTTTTAAGAGATGGAATTGTGCTTTTATAATAAGCATGAATCTCTTTTCTTTTCTTTTCCATTTCCTCCTTAGACATTTCTGCAGGATTTGGAATATTGGTTTCATTTGCCATGTTAAAAAAATTTTAATTAATAATAAGGCAAATATAAACAAATAAAATTTAAATCAAAAAAGTTTAAGATATTTTTTATTTTCCTTTAATTTTTTCAAATGAGCTTATACCAAAGCTACCTAATGTAACAATAACAAATGAGTTATATATAACTTCGTTTATAACTAGTTCCATGCCACACCATCCTGTAATTAGGTCACATATAGCAAATATTACCATTAAAATAAATGATGCAAAGCCAACTATAGCTTTTTCATTTATATCATTTTCATCTTTAAATAATTTCCACATAACTTAACATTTCCATTTTTTTCTTGCAAGACATGCTCTTTTCTTAGGAGTTTTCCTACAATCTATATTAAACTTTTTAATCTGACCTAAATTCCTTGCACAAAAAGATCTTTTACGTGGTCCTCCTCCTGGTTGAGGTGGTTTTAAATTAGATCCTGTTTTACGGTTGATCATTTTACGTCCTTTAGCTGTAAGACCTCCTGATTTACTTTTACAACCATTCTTAATTGTACACCCAGCCATGCCTCCTTTTTTATACATTCCAGGAACCCTTCTGTCTCTATCATCATAGACAGGCATAACATCTGTACCCATTAATATTTGACTCATTTTATTTCTTTTTATTTTTTTTCCAACTAATTCTTTTTTTACTAGTTTTTTTTCTAGCCGCAGATGTACATTGTGCTTTAGTAGGTCTACAAGCAGGATATGGTCTTTTAGAATCAGTTCTAGACTTTCTTCCACAAGGCTTTCCAGTCTTACAATCTATCCAACCTTTACCCTGGTTCCTACTAAACCATTTACGTAAACCTTCTTTAGCCATTATTTTTTCTTTTTCTTCTTTTTAGAATTACCCCAATTAGCAGCTCCTACCTTTCTACACTTTACTAAAGCTCCTGATGCATAAGCAGATGGCCAAGTACCTCCATTTCTAGTATATCTTGCTTTTACTTTATGGTAACATGCATCTTTCTTACTGCCACCTTTTTTATATTGTTTGTCTTCATTTACTTTTTTTAATACTGACATCTTACTTTTTTTTATGTTTTTTTCTAATTGCTTCTTTTCCTTTTTTAAATATACTTACTACTTGTGTCTTACCCATAACCTTTGCCCTCTGTTCACCAACAGTAAGTATTTGTATTTTTCTTGCATAAGGCTTACTGATTTTTTTAACCTTAGCAACAGTTGCTCTAGCATCAGCTGGTGTAGCAAACTTTATACTAACAGTATCTTTTGGATTCTCATCAGTATATAATCTTCTACCACTGCCTTTTGGTTTTTTACCAGTCCCCTTTTTAGGATCTTTTCTCTTAGCCATTACTTTTTATGTACCTTCTGTATTTTAAATTTAGCAACAAGTGATCCACCTTTATGTGGTTTAAACTTGCCTGTATGCTTCATTAATTTATATCCAGATCCACTTTTCATCCAGTGAAAGCCAGCAGGGGCTTTAACAGACTTCATATTAGTAGATCCACCTTTTTTGTAAACTGACTTAGGCATTTTAGCATTTGACTTTGTAACTTTTCTCTTATTCATAATTAAAATGGTATTGTTATTGTTAAACTCCCTGATCCTTTATTTATATTTAAACTCCCCCATATACACATTCCATATCTACAAAAACCCCTTGATGGTGGATTTGTACATTGACAGTTAGGTAGATTTAATCTAGGATCACCAGTCCCACCCACTTCTTCTGTATATTTAATTTGTGTAGCTAAAAAACTTCTTAATTCAGCTAATGTTAATTTATCTTCTTTTAATTGTCTAGATCCTGCCTCTCCTCTTCTTCTTGCTATAGTATTAAATATAAATTCAGATGTATCTATAAGCGTATCACTATCTACAATTATTTCATGATATGTTTTTACTTGATCATTCATTTTAAAAAGTTTTACGTTTACCACCGTCATACTCCACGGCATAACCTTCTTTAACAAGACAATCATTTACACAAACTTTAGTTATTGTATCTTTGCCTGCTATTTTATCTATATGTAATCTACCAAGAACTCTACCATATTTACCTAGCTCTTGTGATTCTAATTCAAAACAATTAGCTGCACCATCTAACATATCTATTAATCTTTCTTTTGCAGCTAAACCTAATTTCTTTTCAACTTTATTTCTAGTTCTAGACTCTGGTGCATTAATACCAGCAAGTCTAATCCTTTTTTTAACGTGTACACCAAACCCTAGATCTATCATTGCATCTATTGTATCACCATCAACTACCTTTACACACTTTGCATTATAGTTATACATTATTAAATATTTTATTTTTAATCTTAAGCAACTCTGCACATTTTTCATATTCTTCTAGATCTTCATAATAATATATTGTATCATTATAAACATCTTCATCTGGCTCATCACTTGGATTATATATCATAATTGCTTTTAAACCATACTTATCATTTACGTCTAAAAGATCCTCAAATGAAGCTTTTTTTGTTAAAACCATATAGGAGTTTTCAAATGCTTGTTCTACAATATAGTTTTCATATTCTATTTTTTCTTCAAGACTCATCTTTTCAGATGATTCTTCATTGAAAGGATCTTTTGACATAATTTTAAGTTTTAGTTTTTTAACCTCTTCCTCTACTCTTCTTTAGAGAAGAAGAACCTTTGAATCTTGCAGCTTCCATTCTTGGGTCCATATTGTGAGATCCACCATACATCATGTATCCCATACCCATACCTTTAGGCTTTTTTTTGTCACCACCTGCACGGTAGTTACTTTTTCTTCTAGTTCCTGGCATAATTTTAAATTTTAATAGTTAATAAATAATTACATCATGTTTCTTCTAAACATTCTGTCTCTTTTTCTATCCATACGTCTATCACGTCTTGCTTGCTGTCTTTCTGTTCTAGCATCTATTCTACCCATTTTTCTAGCTTGTCTGTCCATACGTCTATCCATTCTTCTTTCTTGTCTGTTCTCTCTTCTGTCCGCTCTACGTGCTTGTCTTTCCTCTCTTCTATCAGCTCTTCTAGCTTGTCTCATCTCTCTCATTAGATCACGACCTTCTTTTCTAGCCGCTCTACGCATAAATCTGTTTCCTATTCTAGTTAAAGCTGGATCTGGTCCTGTCATTCCAGGTGCCATATAATTATATCCCATAGTTCCTGGTCCTGACATTCCCATCATATTAAATCCTGGGCTTGCAAAAGCTGTTTGACTAGGGTTTACAACAGGCATCAAATTTCCTGCTGAACCACTACTATACATACCTGCATCAACGGCAGAGCTTAAATCTCCAGTAGTATTATAATTAGCTATTCCTGTATCAACAGCATCTGGATCTAGACCTGCATCTATTAGTTCACTTCTAATTTCTCCCATATCTTGATACGAAGCCAATCTTCTTCTAGTTCCGCCTCCATCTCCCATTCTTCTTCTTCTACCCATATACATGTCATCCGCTATAGAACCGCCCCCTGGATATCTTCCGCCACGTTTCTTATAACCCATTTTATTTCTGACCTTAGTGGGTAATGATCTTAACCCATTAAATTTTTTACCGCTTGGTACTGCTTTTAGTGCCATAATTTTTATTTTAAAATTAGTATTTCATTTTTGAGTTACCCTTCTGTAAAGGATCCCCCTCACTATTTAATATACAAAAACTCCCCCGGTAATGCAAAAATAATGTGTTTAAGGTTCTAATGGGGTTTATGTTTTTGGCTCCCCCAATAAAATCCGCCAGTGTACTACCCCCGGGTTGTGTACTGTGCAATATATAAAAATCTTAAATAAATTTAAAATTAATAGCTTATGGCAACAACCAAAATTAAGAACCACGGTTCTCAAATATTAGTAACAGACTCTGATGTAGTCAGAGATGTGCAAGGTAATGAAAAGTGTAATGAAGAGTTTCCTTTTCTAAAAGATGTACCAATGTTTAACATTGATCCAGACGGCAAAGTTGGCATCCTTCCATTAAAGAAAGGAACCAAAATGGCCGAAGTATTTCTTGGCTTACCTCCAGGTACAAAAGTCCCTGTTGAGTTAACCAAGAAAGAAATAGAAGGTGCAGATGGTAAAATCTATTACCGTGCAAGATTAATCTCTTCATACTTTACAGCAATAAAAGCAAAGGCAGATAAATAAATCTGCTTTTTGCTTTAGCTTGTCTTACGGAAGCTACGGTAACATGGAACTTACTGTAGCTTTCTACCTGCTTATATAGCAATCCAGGTCCTGAACCTAACAAGAACAGTTGTACCTGCAACTATACAGCAACTTTTTTATCTTTTTGCTCCCAAAATAATTTTTGCACAGCAAAAAGTTGTGTGTGTTAGTGTGTAAATATGAGGTATACAATACCACATTTTACCACTTAACACCACATGATCTAACGGAATGAACCGTATTAAATAATATAGCTATCATAAGCACATCTACGCCCAACACTATGGGTGGTGATCATGCGTAGTGAGTCAAGCACACTAGTTGTGTCTTATGTAGTTATAGTCTTATGTTCTCTCTCTATAGGATAATAGAGACAGTTACCGGGGTGTTTGTTTGAATTCTACCTGTCATCAATACAATTCAAACCAAGGCAAGTGATGCGCCTTCATTACTTGTTGGGAATAGGTTTATAAGAGCTGAGCATCTCTCTAAACTGTCTTTGAGCTGCTGGACAATCAGCAAAAACTGTCCAGTTTTAACCAACTAACTATTGATACAGGATAGCAAATGTCTGTATTAATTATACCT